TCTTTAATGTTGGCTCCTATCAGTTTGCATAGTGCAACATCGTCGTTGTTAAGATCGAATTCAAAACTGACCTCTCTGAACAGTTTCCAACTCTTTGGTGCAGTGTACTCTGCTAGTATTTTTGCATTGAAGCTCATTTGTATTCCTCGTTAATATACATATTTATTCTAAAGGCCCTTCCACAATGCCGGCATCCACCAATTTGTGCCTGTTTTTTATGTGTTTTGCTTCTACGTCCTTCTTGCTACCACCAAAATAAGGCACAGCGTGTCCGGCCTCACACAACAATTTGGACACTTTCTTCTTGTCCACTACGAAATCTCCAAGCACACGTCCGAACTTGCCCTTCATATCAACACCTTTTTTATTGATAGTTGTCTGTAATACTGATTCCTTGCCCAATAAACTTTTCAGATGTTCCTTGCTGGCCAGTCCAAATTTCTTCTCAATCTTGTCCCTTGTCCTTGACTCTGGTGTGTCTATGCCCATTATCCTCACACGCTCGTTCTTCTGCCATATGCCGAATCCTAGGTCGATGTCCACGTCCACCGTGTCACCGTCTACCACTCTTAACACTTTACATCTGTACGTCCACATTATTTTTTCTCCTCTGTCCCTTCGTAGTATTTCTTGTATTCCTCAAGTAGGCTGTTGGTTTCCTGTAATTTCTGTCTGATCTGTGCGAAGTTCTTGGATAGGAGTTCATAGTCCTTGTCCGTCAACCCAAACAACACAGGATCGATGCCCTGCTCTTCCAACTTCTTGAAAACTTGTTCCGCGTTCTCACTCGTGATTATTATCCAACGTATGTCTTCAAGTGTCAATGGCATTGGATCTGGCAGGTTCAACTTCTGTCTCGGTTCTTCAACGGTGAACAGTTTGATCCTCTTCTCCCCACCTATGCTACAACCTGTGAGTAACACGAGTAATGCTATTAAAATTAGTTTATTCATATGGCACATAATTCGGATTGGCCAGGCTTGGGCATTCCGTGTTTATCTCCGATTTCCTTGTTGCCTTCAGTTCCTCTTCTGTGTGTTCGGCACCTGATGCCAATTCAACACACCTCTTGGCATTCACGGAACCTTTGTTCATTATGCGTTCGATGGCCTCCGTCCTCTGTATAGCTAGTTTACCAAAATCTCTTTTCTTCTTGTTGAAACGCTTGTCAAGGTCTTCGAGATCCTTCTTGAATGTCTGTACCAACACGTTAAGTTTCTTGTTGCTTTCCATTATGGCCTCGAAGTCCACCTTCTGTTGTTCGATCAATTTGGTCTGTGCTTCTATGCCCTTCTCTAGTTCTATCTGGTTGGCCTTCAGTGTGGCGTTGTCCGCTCTTAATTTCATCACGTATACTCCCGCACCTGCTATGCTGGTTATCAATAGTATTGCTATGGTCATTTTGAGAGTTGAAAACATAGAAATATTTATCTACGCACATTATAAATTAAATATCCTGCATGGAACCAGTTTTACCACCTTTGAGAAACAAACCGTATGGCGGAGCATGGAGTATTCAAGATCCCGAGTCAATTGAATTTCTATCCGGCATCGGTGGTGGTATAGGAAACAAAAATGCATTTGTAAAGGATTACAAAGAATGGATGTGTAATGGCAAAAACTTCAAAGGGATAGAAAAATTTGGCAATTTAGATTTCAGTGCAGGTACTACGGAGACTTTTCATATGTTCTATTTCAGACATCTTAATAAAAGATTGAGGTTGTTTGCTGGTGAGTACTTTTATCACCACATGATGGCACGTAATTATTTCCGTCAATCTGCTCTCCTAGAGGATGATGATATACAGTCCGGGGATTGTGTCATCATGAGTTGCCCTTTTGCCAACACAGGCAACATTCCAAAAAATTTCTACGATATTCTTAGGCGTTGTGATGAAATGGCAGTTCCGGTCATGCTCGATCTTGCCTACATAAACATATCAAACATTCAAGATCTTGATCTAGGACATCGTTGTATCGAAACAATAACCACGTCATTGAGCAAGGTCTTTCCTGTAGAGAGTCATAGGATCGGTCTACGACTAGAACGCACCCGTTATGACGACAATCTGTCTGCCTACAACGATCATGACTATGTCAACACTTACAGTGTACACATTGGACACGAGTTTATAAAAAGATTTGAAAACCACTGGCTGTATGACAAGTACAAGCACCAGCAACAAACCATGTGCAGTCAAATGAAATTAGAAAAATCAGATTGTGTGATCTTTGGGCTAGATTCAACCCAACAGTATCCTGAATATAGCAGGGGGACCAAAGTTAATCGTTTATGTTTTAGTAGGGTATGGGACAAAAGAGTCGTCTTTGATTGAAGGTCTAGGTAAGAAATCCACTCACCTGTAAAGTATATTTGTCGTGAAACCCCGCATTGGCACTAAGATGAAGAACCTGGCTGTCCCAGATGTGTCCATGTCCTGGGCTCCATTTCACATCAACAGTGTCATCGTATTGTATCAGTTGTCCCATCTTCCATTCCTGTAGATAGATATTGGCCCTTACTTTCAATCTATCATCGTTGGGGAATCGTTTTTTTATCTGGAAGAAGGTATCCCTGTGCCATGGAACTATTTGTCCTGGTGGCTGTTTAATAGCACTCACTGTGACGACATCTATACCCAATTGCGATCCTATCTTCTCATAGTCCACTTGATCATCGGTAAACCATAATTGATGAATCTTTGTGTTGTTGAAAGTAAATGTCTCAGGAAATCCTCCGTATTCTTCGTGAATGTCTTTAAGTTCGTTGACCTGATGTTTGATACAACTGGTGGCCTGTTCGGTGTAATCCTGACCAACGAAGAAATTGTAGTCGTAGTCCAAAAAACATTTTTTGTACATCTATTTTACAAGGCCTTGCTTATAGACAGTTTTGCCATTTTCTTTCATCGCTGTCAACACACTCTTGCGATTACCCTCTGCCTTGTATGACACGTGTACCCAACCAGAGTCAGGTATGCCCGGTGTGTAGAACTCTAGTATGAGTTGATCGAAATCTAGATTGTCCTCTATCCACTTGGCCACGTCATAGTTGCCTGTGCCTGGACACTCTATGTCAGCGGCTTCACCTTTGCAGTGTTGTGACTTGGATGAACCCCCGACCGCTTCGTTCAGTGCTGGTCCCCTGTATCCGGAGTTAATCACTGTGACCCCGAATTTGTCTCTGACTTTCTGGACCACGTTTTGGAAAAGTGCTTTGGCATTTTCCATATGTTCGTCACCCGGGCTGTTATCTATTCCTCTCCGCGTGGCAGTTTGGCTTTTGGTAAATTCCTGCAGGGTAAAATTCTTACTCAATCTCATGTGTAATCTCCTTATACATTTTTTCTGCCCATAGTTTGTGTCCTTTGCTGTTCATATGAGCATTTGTTTTACTTATTGCAACACGATTTGCACGTACAAATTCGGTCACGCAATTTTTTTTTGAGACATTTTTAATGCCTTGGATGCTGTCAGCACTGAAGTAGAACGGAACGTACACGGTTCCATCTAATATTTTTCCAACGGACCAGATATAACTTTGGAAGTTTATTTTTTGTTCCTCGATGTTGAAATAATCACGGAACCATGTGTCGTAATATTCGATACCGGATTGCTTGGGTTTCATGTTCAACCATTTGTGCATGGTGTCTTTAAGGCTGTGGGTTGGATGTCCCCTGCTTCTAAAGAAGCGATGCCTATGCATGTCATACACAATACTGCTATTTTTGAGTTTTTTTGATTGTGTTTTGTTGAGGATGAAAGACTTGCGAGAAGGATGGCTCCACCCCACTATGACAACGTCATTTGGCTTGATTTTTTTAGCACTTTGCAATATTGAATAGAATATGAAGAGATTGTCTGCGCCAGCCTGGGCCAAGTTTTTCACATCAACCCGAAGTTTGTGTGATAGTATCCTATCCCAACCCGAATTCTTATCTTGTAAAGAGTAGGGCAAACAGTGGCTCTGCCCGAAAATCCAAAGTGTTCTTTTGTTTACCATCCATATTTACTTAACAGGGCCGACTCTCCGTCCTTGCTGAATACGAACCTGTCTTCTGTGGTCTTGGTGATCTGATATGGTCCGAAATACTTGGTCAACCACATGCATTCACTCATGGCACTCTCATCTAACTTGAATGCTTTTATCTCGTTCATGATCATTTTAGTTGACCCGAATGCATGTAGTTCAAACTTTAGCTTATCAGCATTTTTTTTCATGACAGTGACAATATTGTTGTCCAGTTTGAATTCCATCATCTGGAATCTGTCGAAGAAAGTCTGCATCTCACCTAATTTTAATGCATGTGTTTTTTGTGAATATGCCTCTGGCGTTCTGGGCAACACGTCAGCGAGATTTTTAGCTGAAGCCTCGAAAGGGACTGTCCTCTTGTGATATGTGAATTCGAAAGTTTCGATGTTAGTAAGTTTTGATAGATCTTCTAAGAACTTCCTTATGTGTTGGTCTACTTGTTCGACCCTGGCGAACTCAACGAATACCCTGTGTTTGCCGTCCTCCAACGACCCTGGTGTGGCGTCTGCGTCTAACACTTCCTTGTATCCTGTTTCTGCGAAACGCTCTAGGTCCTTGGCCGGAGCCTGTCCGTCAACTGAAAAAGCCAGAACCATTATGTTCCTGTCTTCGCCCATCTTAGACTTGAATTGATCAACAGAGAATCGTCTGGAAACGACTCCTTCTAGATCACCGGCTTTTAATCCTTCGTTAACTAATTGCATCTAAACTACTTAAATCTCCAGACCTTTGATCTGTTTCGTCTTGGCTTTCAATCTCGTCCTTGCCGTGTTTGAAGTTGCCAATGAGTTCTTTGGGCATTTTGATCTCGACCACCCAAATGTCGTGTGCGTCTATCTTGCCTTTGGTTGTACCAGGTCTGTAGTCTTCTGGACCTTTGATTTGTCTTGGTTTCAATAATTCATCTCGTTTATAAGTGACCTTACAACCCCTGTCTAACAATCTCTTGCCTCCTGCAGGATCTGGCATCTTGTCTTCGGGCCACATGAACGAACAAGTAACGAAATGTCTCGAATCTGTTGGACCAGAAAGTAGTTCACCTTCGTCCCAGTTCTTGAACACGTACACATCTAGTTCGTCAATGACCCTCTCGAAGTCCTTCAGTATTCCTAAAGTTGGGCCTACAGCGTATAAAGATTGTACATTTTTGATTATGTCTAGTACGTCATGCATAGCAAGTGTTATTTATCAGAAATATCTGGCTTGTAAAATATGCATAGTTATATTGGTAATTTGACAGTAAGTATTTGTACATGAGTCGATTACAAAGACACATCAAATCACAATCCAACACAAACTACGAGGAGCCCTATGCTACCATATCAGAGCCTACAAATGCGACCTTTGTTACAGAGAAAACTCTGGAAACTAATGAGGAAAAAGCGTGTTTACGACAAGCGAGTAAAAATGTACTTGATGAATGAGAGTTGGCTCAGGATACGCAAACAGAAGGACCGTAGGCGACGCAGGGTGCTACGTAAGTTGTTCAAGGCCACCCAATTGGCCTACCTGCGTAGAGTTTGTGCGTGATTATTTGATGAACTGATCCATGGCTTCAGCGTACCACTGTCGGTAGTGCTGTTCTATGCGTTCGTAAGGAATCTGATCCCGTTGTGCCAATGGGATTCCGGGTAATTCATTCTTCAGAACTTCTTTATTGATCAGATCAAGCACCACGGTGTATTCCTGCATCTTGCCTGGCCCTATCTTCTTCTTTGATAGTTCAACGAACTCGTCAAATTTCTTGTCTGGTTTGATATTGTACTTCACACAGAAGAATCTTTTTTTATTGTGTTTGCTACCCATTTGATAACCTCGCTAGTTTGATCATTACACTTGCTAGATTGATCTCAGGATCTGCAACGAAACTGTGATCCACTAATCCCTGCTTGATAATTAGCACCGCCTTGTCCTGTGCGTCCTCGTCTTTGGATATGATTTCCAAGTTGTCATACAACCATCTGTAGATCTCCTCACACTCTTCAGGACGTGCCTGGCTACACACCAGTTTCCTTGCTTCCTGTATCTTGCCCTGTTTGAACAGGTCCACCATCTGCAGTCTGTAATCCTGTTGTCCTGAATCTCCACTTGCTGGTGGCATGAGTTTGCCATCCCTGCAGTTCTGCTGTAACATGTTGATGCATTTTCTCATGTCAGGATAACTTGCCTTCACGTATGTGTCTAGTATCTCTATGTCAGGTGTTACGCCTTCCTGGATCAATATCTCACACGCCCTCGCAGTGAATTCTGTCTTGTCTATGGTCTCCATGTGGAAGCCTTGACATCTCGAATGCAGTGCTGGTATGACCCTGTTGGGATAGTTGCAGGTCAATATAAATCTCGCTGACGTGTGATACATCTCCATCACACCACGCAGTGCCGCCTGTCCGTTTGGACTCATGTAATCCGCCTCGTCGAGCAACACATATTTGTATGCACCAAAAGGCATTATCTGTACGAATGAATTGATCTTCTCTCTCACCGTGTCTACAGAATTTTCTCTCGAAGCATTTATTTCAAGTATGTCATAACTGCTAACGTCAAGTTCACCAAACAGAACTTTTGCAAGTGTTGTCTTGCCCACACCCGGTGCACCACTCAACAACAAGTGCGGGATAGCCTTGTCATCAATCCAGGACTGTATCTGTTGTCGTTGTGCCTCATCTCGCACAACATACTCTTTCAGAGTCTTAGGTCTGTATTTTTCTACCCAGAGATCTTTCATATTATCGAATCTATACTACTCATTGTAATACATTTTACACAAAAGAACAACCGATAAATATTTTTATGATCAAGAATTATGGCTACATTGAAAACTTTGTGCAAGATGATCAACTTGAAAAATGGAAAGACACTTATAAAAAAGTTTCCAATGGCGAGAAATACAAGGATGCATTTACTTGGGGAATATTTGATAATTATGGTGACAATTCTGAAAATAATAATTTTGGGTATAAATGGTTTTTACATGAAATAATACCTATGATACAATATTTGCTACCAAAAAATACAATATATAATTTTTCATCATTTAATCACATGTGGGGGCCGCTCTCAATACACCAAGACTTGCCACCTCAAGATAATATACCAGGCAAAAGTATATGCTTCCCATATTCTGTCAACGGAAGTCGTAGTGATTTCAGAGGAGCATCAACACGGATTTACGATCACAATAAAAAATTAATCGAAACTTTGTTATGGAAACCGAATTCCTTGATATGGTGGGACGGCAATTTGTACCATGATAGCGGAGACTTTGACAACTTTGACTACAAAGAGTTCTTTATTACACAAACTTTCTTAGAAAAAAGTTCTTAACAACCTATCCGAACACCGCACCTTGCAAATGCTTTTATTTTCTTAACCATTTTCTCGCCGCTTCTATTGGATTTTTTAATCCTTCATAGGTGCTATCTATAAACTTAATGTGTTTTGATAATTTTATATTCAAATCATCGATAGTTTTTTGTAGTTTATTAATTTTTTCTTGTAACTTTTTCAGCTCTGTATCATTTGCCATGCAACTATAATATAGTATTTTCTTGGTATTGTCTATATAATTGTTCGGCGGCAATGTTTTTACCTTTGGCCTCAACCTGTATGTCAAAGTTTTCTGAGAACGACAGTGCCCAATCATTTACCTTCCTGTTTGGTAATAAGTCACTGTGTGCTCTAAGTTTTTGTTTTTTGCATCCACGTTCAAGCAACATCTTAATATCATGCATTTCTGTGTGTGTCTTATCACCAAGATTGGCTACTGCTAAGTGTTCATCTCGAGAATAAGAATAGTGCATGGTAGGACGTTGTCCACGCCACGAATCAATCACCCTTTTGACCCTATCATCTGTCGCTTCTATGTATTCTTCATCACGAATCCAGTGATGATGTATGTCCATGACCAATGCAAGATCCTTTTCCAGTTCGAGGCTGGCGTCCAGACCCCAACCCATCTCATCATTCTCGATTGTGATCAGGTTACGTGCTTCCTGGGATAGTCTCGGCAAGGCTTTACGTATGCCATCTGGTCCTTGTTTGCCCGAGATGTGTACGTTGATCTTGCAACCATCCTGGAAACTTTTGCCGAAACCCATCCAACGTGCCATGTCCGCATGGTATTCAAATTCTTCTATGCTACGTTCCACTATGTCAGGAGTGGCACTAGACAGCACACAGAACTGACCAGGATGGAAACTTACTTTCACATCAAGTTTTCTAGCCATTTCGCCAACAGGTGCAAATATTCTTTCACAATGATCTTGTATGTGTGGCTGTTGCCACCATGACTTCCAGTCCTTCTCTGTGTAGCCTTGCAACATCTCACTTCCGAGGCGCACCATCCTACGTTCTGGTGGCAGTGATCCAACACGTTGCACTAGTTTACGTGCGGCAGTGGCGTTGTGGTTCATTATGTCCCACTGTCTCTGCACAGCATCTTCTGGGTGTTCACGTAGCCAACGCATGGTTGTTGATCTGCCATTGAGATCCCTGTCCTTGGCGTTGACTTTCATGCCGCCAAACTCCTTCTCGGAGTTGAGCCATTTGCAACAGAAACCAAATCGTTGTACCATGCTCTTATTATAACAGATATTTGGGAAATGTCTACTCTAACAGTGTTTCCATCATGGCCCAGTGTCCTATGATGTCACTACAGTGTAGTCGGAAACCGTATTGCCTGTCTATGTCTCGTAGGATCTTGTTTGCTTTTGCCATGCTCAGTCCGGCATCGGCAGGCAGTTGTAGGGCGTTGATGGTTTTCCGTTTCAGACCCTTTGCGGCCTGTACCCTGTGCCAGCCGTCCGTGAGCAGATAGTATCCGGAATCCTTTATTGGTGTCACAAGTATAGGATCCCAAGCACCGTCCTTCTTGAGTTTTGCTATCCATCCACGTTTCTCCTTGTTGAGTGGTCGTTCAACACCCAGTCCCATCTCTGCCATCGTGACCAGTCGGTCTATTTCAACTTTGACTTTTTTTATCTTAATCTGTTTCATATTCTATGCTGTCTATGTCCTGTATGATCCGCCATTCGTGTCCGTGTGGTAATGGTTTGCGTAGTGGATATTCATTTACATCCGACATTTCTCTGTACTTGTTGGCACAAACATAACCACAAAATGGTCTGATGATACGCTTGTCATATTTTGTGTCATGTAGGCTGTCATACCAGTATATTGCGTTGAAGAATTCTTTGTTACAAACGTAACAGGTGTGTAGTTTAGTCATTGCCAGGCAGTGATGTCATCTGCGGCATTCCGCCTGTGTTGATGTAGCCGGCCTGCCTGTTGTTGAAATCTGGCTCATCTTCTGATAACAATAGTATGTCATTCTCGTCTATCATCCTTACCTCGAGTTCAACATCTTTCTTTTTGACTTTCAATGCCCTGCTCCAACGACCGTGTGCTACCAGTACCCACTGGCCAACTTTTACGTCTTCCTGTTGATCGCCTATGGCATAAACTTTCGCCCAACGTGGGTGTATGCCTGCTTCTGTGCCATCATCATCTAGGATTATGATACCACCTTTGGATTTGGTGGCGCCGAATTGCATGTCAGATACCAACACTCTCTTTTTCAATGGAGTGATATCATTTTCCACGGTGTACTGCTTACCACCATGTGATCCAAAACCTTTTGCTTGTAAGTCTTCTATCTGTCCCATTGTAGGATTATTTTAACAGATTTATTCTAGCCCGTCAAGTGCGGCATCTATGCCTTTTTTGTCTTTGCCTTCGGTTTTAGTTGTTGGCGAAACGTCGACCTTCTTAGGTTGTGGTGTAACTTTCTTTGTTGCGGGTTTGGCCGCCATAGGGGTCATTTTCTGCACAGTCTTCACTGGTTCTGGTTTCGGCGCCGGCATTGGTTTGCTCCTTGGAGTGTCACTGACCATGCCCTTGGGTCGTTCGTAGTACTTCTGCATGATCTTCTCCTTCTTTGTGCTCACTGATCCGCCCGGTCCTATGACATCACCCCTTGCGTTCACATTCATGTTACCGACTGCCTGTACTGATTCGTTGGCCGCCCTGAGTTTCTCTATGTCCACCATACGTCCCTGCATGGTCCTGTACATCTTTTTTCTTGGTGCTCTTGCTACCATAATAATATGCTCCTATTACTTTTTACTTATCATCTCAGAAATTCGGTGATGTCCAAATTGTACAGCAGTGGATTTATCTTGTGTACCCCTATCAGGAACAGGCAGAAACTGGCCACGCTGGATCCCCTGCCCACACCCCACACTATGTTGTTCGCCCTCAGAGTGTCTATGAAGTATATCAGGAACTGTAGCACACGTATGAAATTTTTTTTCTCGAATAGGTCATATTCCATCTGTACCCGGATCTTTTCCTCATCAGTTTGGCATTTGTCCAACAACCACTGTTGTACATTAATTTGGTAATACCTCTCGGGCATGTGCCAATGTTCACAGTTGGCCTTGTCAAACAGTTCTGGCTTTTCTCTTTTGGGTGCGGTGTTGATCACGGGCAGGTCTATGCCCAATGCCTTGAGGCTATTGGAATATTTTTCTATGTCGCTGAAATAAAGTTTCGATATGTCGAAGTCTGGATCTGTGTAAAGTAATTCGATGGCATCCTCTTCCGAGAATATCACATCACCATGGTCATTTATTTTTGTCTTTTCCGCCATCTAGTACCTTTGGTTGGAATTCAAATATTTTAGCATGGTACTCGTGCTTTGGGTCAACCGGAATCTTGTCGTTGTTCCAACTGAAGTGTCCTGTGTAGATGCCTTTGTCAAGTTCCTGGTCATATGTTGCCGTGTCTGCCCTCAGCCACCATGGATCAAATTTCCTGTAATTCTTAGAAAACCAATCGGGCCTATCTAACAGTATAAGTTCTTTGCTGTCTTTGTCAACCGTGTAGGTAATACCATCACCCTGCCACGAACTTAGTTCAATATAGTTGATGACGATCTTACTGTCGAGTATGCTGTTGGCCTTGCAGAAGCAAACCGCCGCCATGATTTGGTCATAGGGAGGCTTTGGTAATTCAATGAATCTATTTGATGCACTGGTCTGCAATAAAGTGTACAACGGTTCATCCCGCCAGGTTGTAATTGTATTGGCAAAAACTTGTTCAAACAAATTTTTCAATCTGTCAAAATATTGCGTTTGTTCCTTAAGATCTGCGGTGTGTGGAGTCAGTGAAACATTTATATTGTATTCGTTGGAGAACAGCTCTCCGTCAACTATGATTATTGATTTGAATTTGGTCTTCCAGGTGAATGTGTTTAACATCAGGAATATTTACTATTCCATGTTTATTAGGTCTCCGATATCTGGCTCGTTCCTTAACTTCTTGTTGTTCTTGTGCCATTCCTCGACTCTCTTCTGTGTGATGGCATCCTGGTATGTTCTAAGTGCCATCTGTAGATTGGACAGCATCTCGGGATTTCGTCCACGCCGAGCAATAGCGACTTTCCTTGACAGTTCTTTTATCCTTTTGCTTATGTCTTCCTCTGACATGTTGCCTATTTCTTCTTGTAATGGATGAAAGTACATGACCCTCCTTAGTTATTAGGCGTATTGTTTACCTAGTTGATGCATAAGAACCGTGGTGCCACCGTCTGGAGAGATGAATTCGTATAGCACTCTACCCAATCCAGGGCTCACTTGATCTGATGTACCATCACTTCCATGCACATTGTCTGCTTTTATCACAGCACTGGCGAAAGTCAAAGTTGCCGCGGTAGGTGAGACTGTGAGATCCAAGATCATCCTGCCAACAGACCCTGTGGGAAAGTTTTGGAACGCAAAGGTTGTGTCAGCGGTTATTGTTGCTGTTTGGTAATGTCCATTTTCATGATTTAATGTGATCGAGCCACCGGAGACTGAGCCGTGTGCGTAAAGTGTTTCGCCGTTGTCCTTAAGCACAGAATTTTGAATTAGGTTTCCGTTGAAGTCATTAGCTGAGTCAAGATTGGCCTTATTGGATTGAAGCGATTCGATTTCTGTCTTTGTTTCTGTAAAGTTATTTTTGATCTGGGTAAAGTTGTCTCTAAAGCCTTGGGAACTATTGTCTTGCCCTGCTTTTGGGTAGGTTCCGTCTATGTTACCTGGTACTATATTACTGGCCATTAATTAATCCTTTATCTCTAAATTTTAGGTATTTATCGTTGATTCTCTCCACCTTTATGATTGTGCCTGCCTGTGGCGCTTGTTTGGTAAAAGTAATTGTTGTTTTCTTTGTTGTTGTGTTGTGAGACAGTGTGATACCCAATTCATGGTCGGCGGATCGCAGTGTGCCATCCGCTGTGAGGTATGTGGGCTTTATGTTGTTGTCCGCAGTGACCCCTTGTCCTATCAACACCACGTTGCTACCTTCCTTGATCAATAGATCCTCCTCGTGTAGTATCTCGTCCACGACGAAACTAGATGTGTTGCCGTCTGCCGTGAATGTTTCCGTGGCCACCTTGCTCTTGTTTGCCGTGTATCTGTCCACTATGAATTTTATATTTTTAAATTCTAAATTTTTATCATCTATCCTTTTCTTGATAAGGGCAGAAGTGCCAGGTTTACAATAACATATGGGAACGGCTTTCACAAACCCTAACGGTGCCCGTCCTCCTGCTTGGGTGGTCTTCATCCAGAGTGGCAGATAGTCCCACTCCTTGTGTCCCAGACTCTTCATCCTAGAGCGCATGTTTGCCACGGCGTTGGGATGGAGGGTTTGCACAAATCCAAGATCAGCACTCAATTGGTTGGCGTATCTGACTTTGGACCCGGAAATGCTGAATGACAATCCACCATCTGTGGTGATTTCGTAGTCAACGTAATCCGCGGTGGCATCAACGTTCGACGCCCTTGGTCCCAACACCGGTTTGGTGATATCATTACGTATTTGTATCGAACTTGACAGTGATTGGTTGTTGTCGTTTTCTAGATTGTCTTTGACTTCCAAGTAGACCACTTCATACACCGTGGTGGATCCTTCCTTGGCCACAGCGGTCTTGACATCACCAAAGTAAAGGGTCTTTGGTGAATGGTTTTGCTCCATCTGTTGTTGCAGAGTGGTGAGAGTCTGCGCCTCTAATCCAGAAACTATCAACATCTCTGGTTTCAATTTCATTCCGAAATTGGCATCCTCGGCCCTAAAAATGTTTTCAGGAGAATTAATGTTTGGATCCTGGGCCATGTCATAAAAAATGTTTTGATCAATCAAAGACGTGGCATGCCCCAGCATGTTGCCGTATTCGGTCTGTGTGAATGGAATGTCTATGTTCAATGTGAATTGCTTCGAAGTGGCCGCAGATTGATATTGATCACTCACAGTGACGGTGAACGTGTATGATCTTGTGCTGTCTGTGAAATCACTGGGATCTATTGTTCCTATCAGATTGCCCTGTGCTGATAAAGTTATTCCGGTAGGGAGAGTACCAGCTGTCACTGTGTAACTCAAAATCCTGTTAGTTTCCTCTGCCACAGCCTCGATGGAAAGTGTGCTAGGAATGTCTGCTTTCAGTGTGCCGATTACAGTTGGTGTGGTAAACGCTATGCCTATGTCAATCTCTCCGATCACTTTCATAGTGAACGCCTGATCCGTGAACACGTTCACTCCGGTTGTTACCACTCGGTTTGCCCTCACCGTAAAGTTGTAGTTGGTCTCCACCGCTGACTGCCTAGCCAGTGTTCCATACAGTTCTCCCGAGTTGATATCTATGGCCACTCCTGTTGGCAATGAGCCCGACTGTATGGAGTATTCGAGATCGCCCTGCAGGGGATCAAAATCTTCAACATCTATCTTGACAACAAAGGCGTTGTCATGTCTGAACGTTCCGAGGTCTGAACCTGTCCTGAACACCGGTCTCCTGTTGGCACTTAGGTCCATAGTGAGTGGAGATGAATCTATCTCTGTGGCGTCGATCGTAATTGCTGTGTTGGAAACCCTCCAAAAATCTGCCGAGTACACAAATATGGAATTGTTCTGTTCAACGAAACTTGTTCCGTCTGAGACCCTCACGATGAAATCAAAGTTCTTGCTGATGCTCTTTGTGGTCACTGTCCTGTCATAGGTACCATCGAATTGGTCCTCTGGTCCAGAGCCGTCATAGCCGCCTCGTTCACCAAAACGTTGATCTTCGGTGAGTTGCACTATCCCGGATATCAATCCTGATTTGGTCATGGTAACACCTGGTGGCAGAGATCCTTGCACTATTTCATACACGAGGCTCTGTCCTGCACGTGTGTCGGTGTCCGTGGCCTGCATCTGGAATGAGATACTGGATCCATCTATAACCCAATATAGGCCGACGCTGGTTGAGTCGTCGAGTTGCAGTTGTCCTGAAGCAGTCGTAAATGTTGGAGTGTCTGCACCTTGCACGTCTAGTGAAAAAGTCCTGTCTGTGATCAGGGTACCGGCCGTGGCTCGCACGACGAAGGTGTAAAGAGTTCTTTTGGCAACCTCAGCCGGAGTACCCGTCAGCAAGCCTGTTGAAGTCACCTGCATACCAGGTGGTGGGCTTCCTGCAATCACGGAGTAAGTTATGGCCGTTGAATCGCTTGTGTTCGCCTCCAATTGGAGAGAATACGCTGATTGTTCATCAATAGTTGCAATTTTACCTGCTGTGGTTGTCCACACTGGTGTTGCCATAAAATACTCCTTACAAGGGTATTTATTGCCAATTACCGACTATTATTCTGCGTACGGATCCAGTGTTCTAGATGTTGTCTTAGGTTTTCCTTTTCGATCTCGTCAGTAGAACGTCGTATGGCCTCCTCCAAGCGTTTAATCTCGGAATGGGCAGATTTATACCTACGGTCGTTGTAACGTTTTTTCATTTGCCTTTTAGGACTTTTAATTGCTTATCTATTACGATGCGCTGAAGTACGGTATCACTGCATCTACACCGGCAACTTTGATTTTCAAATAGCCAAGAGGTCTGATCTCATTGGCAGAATCAAGTGGCAAGTGTGTCGCGGCACCCACCGCACCAACCGTGGTCTGTGTGGCTGTGTTGAAATCTACCACTCCAGTACCCTGTGTGCTGATGCTGATATCACCGTCTGACGTGTCATTCTGTAAAGTGTCTGCTCTTACAGTCGTTGCCTGTACCAGTGTGATGTCCGCCGCACTTGAAATGATCTTCTTGTTGAAGGTGATGTTCTGACCAGTGGCCGCGTCGATTGTCATACCACCTGATGTGGCAGATAATGTGTTTCCATCCATTCTCAAGTTGTCAACATTCAGTTGTCCTGTGGTTGTCTGCGTTCCTGTGGCAGTGATTGGACCAGTCAACACTATGGCACCTGTCCCCGCAGGGTCTATTGTGATGTCACCGTTGGAGTTTGAAACTATTGTGTCAGCATTTATAGATCCTTGCACAGTCAATGTGCCAGACACAGTTGTGTTTCCACTCACTGTGGTGTTACCCGTTGTGGTGATGTCAGCAGTTGTCAATGTTCCTGATACCGATGCTGTTCCAGTAACGGCAGAGTTAGCGTGTAGTTGTATTGTTCCAGTACCACCTGGGTTCAAAGTAAGATCTCCATTTGACGCAGTTGTGATGTCTGTATCGTTGAAAATCAAATTGTCAACTGTAACGTTACCAGTCATTGTTGCACCATTGATAGTTGGTGATGTCAATACCTTGTTGGTCAATGTTTGTGAACCTGTCAGTGTTGCAACAGTTCCGTCTATGGCTATTGTAACTGTGTTTTCTGTTCCTGTCGTTGTTATACCCGCACCACCAGAAAATTGTAAACTTTCAGAATCTAAGTCTATGCTTAATGTTGTTGAGTCATCACAGGCAAAATCTAAATCCTGTGCAGTGACCTGTGAATCAACGTAGGCCTTGATTGATTGCTGTGTGGCTAGTTGTGTTGCAGAGTTACTTGTCATGTCGTCTTCATCTGCTATTCCTGTGACAGTGGCACCTGTTGCCAGTGTTACACTTGTTGCAAGTGTTGCCGCACCGGCCACGTTTATTGTTCCTGTTGTCTGGATGTTTTCCGCTATCGTGATCTGCGTCGAGTCATCCGAACTCATTGTTGTGCCAACGAATTTCATAGCACCTAGTTTGATGCTTCCTGTTCCGTTCGGAGTCAAAGTGATGTCTCCGTTTGTGACACCTGTGGTGATCGCGAAGTTGTTTGTGTTCAAGTTCGCATCAAGTGTGTTGATGTCATTGTCACCACCGTATAATTCTACGAAGTTGTCGTTTATTTTGTCAAATGCTGTTCTTAACGGATCACCTGTGCCGTCGTTTGCACTTGAACCTATATTGATTACCTGTCTAGCCATACTTGTTATTAATCCTTTTTGTTACGGGTATTTATCGTAAATTCTATAAACCTAATGTAATTATTATAGGTCGATCAAAACTCTCTGAAATTTGAAGACTGTGCTATCATTGGAGATGTTTGTAGCCAATAACCTCACATTGCCGTTGTTGACGTCTGCTGAGAAAGTGCATAAAGGATCAGTGTATGATGTAGTACTACCAAACGTGGAGACATATGCTTCTATCGAACTGTCAGAACTTGGCCCGTGTATGACATTGGCTTCAACAATTTCGAATCTGTTATTTGTTGTGTCAGATATTGATATGAAATACTTTGCGCTTCTGTAAGTTGCTGAATCAAAAGAATCTATTTGAGTGGTTGAAGATGTAGCCACGGTCGTGGTGTTGTCATTGATATCAGAATGATTCAGTGTCGCTGAGGCGGTCGCAAAACCAAGGTTCCCGCTTCCGTCTGTTTTGAGAAGTTGGTTAGCAGATCCATCGGAAGTTGGAAAAGTAAACCCGCTCAAAGTCACAGAGCCTGCTCCATTGCCTGACAGTTCAAGATTGGCATTAGATGCGTTCGAAGACACTGTGTTATCCGCTATCGTCACACCATCAACGGTCAGGCTGTCGTTCACTGTCAGCGTTGTGAAAGTGGCCGCCGCGGCGGAAGAAGCACCTATAACTGTGCCGTCGATGTTCCCGCCATTGATGTCTGCACTATCAATCTTTACTGCACCTGATCCTGATGCGGAAAGCACTAGATCTGAGTTCGAAACAGATGTTGTGATCTCGTTGTCGGTGATCGTGATGTTTTCGTCCACCACTATCTTGGGTGCAGTTACAGAACCTGTACCACTGGGTGTCAGCACCAAATCATCATTGCTCCTGTTGGCAGTGATATTGTTGCCACTCACTGTGATGTCTCCAGAAAACAACGGTGAAGCATACAGTTCCGTGAACATGGTGTTCACATTCTGCATGGCGCTACGTAAAGTGTCACCCGTGCCGTCGTTAGCGTTTGATCCTACATTTAGAGTTATCTGTGCCATTATACTTTTATTATTCTCCTCACGAATTTCAAAACGTGACTGTTTGTGTTATTTACTTTCGCCCGCACTCTAACATCACCACTGTTTATGATGGCAGTGAACTCAAGCGGGTCATACACGGTTGAACCATCACCCGTGCCGTTGTCTGCGCCGCCATATGTACTGATAAAGGCGTTTGAACCGTCGTGTGTTACGTTTGCCTCCACCACGGCGAATCTGTTGGCAGTGGCATCTGAAATCTGAATTGTGTATTTTGCACTCCTGTAGGTTGATGCACTGAATGTATCAAAGGTCTGTGCCACACTGTTTCCAGTTATTGTGTCTGTGCCATCACTCAAGTCTGTGCTGTCGAACAGCAACGGAGATGAGAACCAATCAAGTTGTCCTGATCCGTTGGTCTGGAGCACCTGACCTGCTGTTCCTCCACTGTTCGGAAATTTGATCCCATTGACACTGACGTATCCGCTACCATTTGCTGTAAATTCTAAATTTGAGTTTGAAGCATTTGCAGAGATGGTGTTGTCGTTGACCGTTACTCCGTCAATGACCAACGCGGCGTTATTATAAGCCACACTTGTAAAAGTACCTGCGGCAGGAGTTGAACCACCGATCACTGTGCCGTCCACTGCGCCACCGTTTACGTCCGCAACTGATGTCTGTATCTTGCCAGTGCCTGATGCTGTGAGAACCAGGTCAGCGTTTGAAGTGTTCACCTTGATATCATTGTCTGATATGTTGATGGTGTTGTCTATAGTCAGATCAGTGAATTTCACCACTCCCGACCCATTACCAGATAGCGATCTGTCCGAGTTTGATTCCGTGGCGCTGATGTTGTTCTGAATGAAAGTTATCTGTGATGAAGCAGAACCTGTGGCGTACAACTCCGTGAAGTTGTTGTTGATCTTGATGCCCGCACCCCTGATCGTATCGCCCGTGCCGTCATCCGCGACTGCTCCTATGTTTATTAGTTCCTGTGCCATAATTTAATGGTATTTATCGTTACGGGGAGACGTTCTTGAATGGATGATCACTGGGCAGATTACCGGTCAAACCCCACTTGTGCGCCAGGTATCCCTCGGCCTTTTCGAACTCCGTTATGT